TGAGTACCGAGCGCAGAACGGGTTCGGCGGCGTCAACGCCGCGAAGGCCGTCATCGACATCAACAACAACCAGATCAAGACGAGCGAGCCCTACAGCGACGCCTTCGTGCGCGCCTGGAACAAGGTCTGCGCCGGGAAATCCTCCCGAGACCTCAGCGCCGCCGTGAAGCGGCTCGCCCAGTAGTTCTACCAATTGTGTCAATAGCTTAGAAACGGTCTGAGCATCAGATGTAAATAGGTGTTGACATGATGTAAATATTTATTTACTATGCTCCCCATCAACAACGGGACGGGGAGACGGGCAATGCAATTACTCGCAGGCTTTCGGTCAGGCCACGCGGTCGACGTCGCCGAAGAAGAAGCGCGGCGGTCCCTCGACTTCACCTGCATCGAGCGGCCTACGGGCCCGGTCTTTTTGATCGACCAGGACATCACGTTCGATCTTCGGTACGCCAAGGCAAAGAACGGCGCCCACGCGACGATCAACACGTTCATCGCCGAGGATCATGACGCGGACATCTTCCGGCGGTTGCTCAGGACGCGGCGGAACAACAGGCGGGCGCGGGCTTATCCCGAGGTACCGGGACATCTTGAGCGGGAGGCGGCGTGATCGATCCTCACTCGTCCGAAACGCCGCAGAGCGTACGCATCGCGATCGCGCATGTAATGGCTCGCCTCACGCTGTCGAATGCGATGTACCGTCTGCGCGACATCGACCCGAGTCTTCGCGGCCAGGTCGTTCACGCGGCCGGTGATGTCGTTGGCGAAATCAGGCGCCTCTCGCAGGTGGCGGCGTGAGTTCCGAGATTCATTGCGAACGCTGCGGCGAGCGCCTTGACCCCGATCGAGCCGTGTGGCTTGAGCTGCACCGCGATAAGCATACCTGGCACCAAGCCGGCGAACTTCCGGACGACGAGACGAATCAAGGAGGCTTCCCGTTTGGCGCTGCGTGCGCACGCGCTGCGCTTGCGGGCAAGGGCCGCATCAGGAGTCGAGCGCTATGAGCACCCACAGCATTCGCACCCGCTCCGTGCTTTCCACCGCCCACCATGGCGAGCGCCTCAAGGTCGTGCGGCTGCCGGCACCGCGTAGGCGCAACCGCGTGCTCGCGTGGCTCTTCCCTTCCGGCGACTGGCGCCAGCGCTTCATCATCCTGGCGATTGCGATGTTCCTGTTGCATGTCGGCACGGGAACGGTGCTCGTCTGGCGCGCGATCGTTGAAACGGTGAGCCGATGACAACCGATGCCGCAAAGCTCGGCGACGAGATCGACGATCTCGTGCTTCAGACGATCAAGTTTCGTGTTGAGCGCGCGCTGTTGAAGGCCGGGCACATCTTGCTCGATCACCACCACGTCCGCGGTGCGAGCGTGCTGCTGGAGAACACGCAATCGATCGTGAACGAATGCGTCGCCGAGCATGTCGCCGCGTTGGCGATCGTGAGGGCAAAGGGGAAATCATGACGCCGGCCGATCGCTGGCTCATCCGCGACGCCGCCGCGCTCCTGGTCGCGCATGCCGAAGAGCTGCGCCGCTCGCACACAGTCGGCCCGAAGCACGAGTGGGACGACGACGACTGTATCGACCACGTCGCCCATCAAGAACACGACAAGCTGATGAAGCGCGCGGCGGAATTGCGGGCGATCGCGGATCGGCCACGGTGATGAGGTAGCAAATGGCTAATGGCGCCGCAGTAAAAAGATTCTTCGCTGGCATGATTCGAATTTGCAAGGTCGGTCACGAATACACCGTTACCGAGGCGATGCAACGTCGGAGTAGGTATATGTGCCCCGCGTGCGCAAGCGCTGCGGCTATCGAATACGGGCGGCGCAATCCAGAGAAGAAACGCGTATGGAATAAGGTGCATCGCCAACGCCACCCTGAAGTTGGGGCAAAGCATACCGCCGTCTATCGAAAAAGATATCCGGAGAAACTCGCGGCTCATTCGGCGGTTCAAGTCGCGCTCAAGAGCGGCACTCTGAAGCGACAGCCCTGCCAGATTTGCGGGGCAGAAAAATCGCACGCACACCACGATGACTATAGCAAGCCCCTCGCGGTTGAATGGCTCTGCCATCAACACCACATGGAGCGGCATCAAGTGCTCGCAGGGGGGGACCGCAAGCCGTGAACGACTACAAAAATGTCAGGGCCTCGCCGCTGCTTCTCTGGTGGCAGGAGCTGCTCGCGCTCGCCGGGTTCTTGGCAGTGTGCGCGGTGCTGCTGTGGGCGCCGGAGTGGGGCGCAATCGTGGATGCGTGGGCATTCAGCCTGGAGTGCAGATGAGCCAACACGGTCCCATCGAGGAACAGCACCGCGAACTGATGAATCAGGTCGCCAAGGTTCTTGACATCACGTTTCAGGGGTACGGTTGGACGCTGCTCGTTTTCGATTTCCATCGTCAAGACGGCCGCATGAATTACATCAGCAACGCGCAGCGCGCCGACATGCTCACGGCCATGAAGGGGTTCATCGCCGCGAACGAGGGCCGCGTCATGCCGGAGGCGAAGAATCAATGATCTTCCTCTGCTCCTCCGATACGCCCGTCGCGCCCCGCGTGCTGAACCCGTTCTCGCTCGAGGCCGCGGACATCGATCGCGCGCGGGCGCTGCTCGTTGAGTGGCTCGGCCCGAAGGTCGCTTCGCGCGTGACTGTGACGCCGGTGTTCGAAGAGGACGAAGCCGTCTTCGTCGATCACCTGCCGGCGCTTCTGCGGGAGCAAGCGCAATGAACGACATCGAACGTCAAGCTTGGCTCGAAGCACGGCGCGCGGGTATCGGCGGATCTGATTGCGCTGCCGCGCTCGGTCTCTCGCCCTGGAAGACACCCTACCAGCTCTGGCAGGAAAAGCGCGGACTCGCAGTGGATCAGCCCGACAACTGGGCGATGCGCTGGGGCCGCACTATGGAGGCGGAACTGCGCCAGCACTACTCCGATGTCACCGGCCGCGCGGTGCTCGTTCCGACCGATATGCTGCGCCATCCTCGGCACGAGTGGATGGTCGCCAATGTCGACGGCGGCACTGAGGACAAGCGCATCGTCGAGATCAAGACGAGCCGTAGCGCCGATGGATGGGGCGAGCCCGGCACCGATCAGATCCCGCAGCATTATCTGCTCCAGGTGCAGCACTACCTTTGCGTGACGGCGTATCCGGTCGCCGATGTCGTGCTCGGCATCTATGGGCGGGAGCCCGCGATCTACGAAGTTCCGGCCGATGCTGAACTGCAGCAGATGATCGTCGATGGCGAGGCCGAGTTCTGGCGCGCGGTAACCGAAGGCGATCCACCCGAGCCGACGAGCTACGCCGACGTTGTCGCGCGATGGGGGCGCAGGAGCGTGGCGAATGCGGTTATTGCCGATACCGATCTACGCGCGCGCGTCATGCTTCTCGGTCAGATCCGCAAATCGATCGCCGACGCTCAATCGATCGAAGAAGAGCACAAGGCTGCGGTCATGAAAGCGCTCGGCGAGTTCGACACGTTGATCGATGAAAGCGGCAACGTGTTGTGCACCTGGAAGGCATCGAAGCCCGCGCTCAGATTCGACGCCAGGGCGTTTCAAGCCGCGCACGCGGACCTGTATCAGCAGTTTCTCAAGACGGGCGAATCCTCGCGCCGCTTCCTTTTGAAAGGATAAGGAGTCCATCCAATGCCGAACGAAGTAGCAGAGCACACGAGCAGCAGCAACCCCTTCGCCGGCGCGCAGATCGCCACGCGCCCGAGCAACGCCGTCGCCGAGAACGAGCAGCAGCGCGCGATTGCCGAGACGCAGGCTGCGATGATCATCGCCAAGCGCTTCCCGCGCAATCAGATCGAGGCGATGGACCGCATTCTGCAGGCCTTCACGCGCCCGACGCTCGCCGAGCACGCGCTGTACTCCTACTCCCGCGGCGGGTCGGACATCACTGGCCCGAGCATCCGCAGCGCCGAGGCGATTGCGCAGGGCTGGGGCAACATCCAGTACGGCATTCGAGAGCTCGATCAGCGCAACGGCGAGAGCGCCGTCGAGGCCTTCGCGTGGGATATCGAGACGAACACCAGGCGCACCATGCAGTTCCAGGTGAAGCACGAGCGCCACACGAAGAAGGGAACCTACCGGCTGGAAGACCCGCGCGACATCTACGAGATGGTCGCGAACCAGGGCGCGCGGCGCGTGCGTGCGTGCATCCTCGGCGTCGTGCCGGGCGATGTGGTCGAAGCCGCGGTGAAGCAGGCCGAGACGACCCTTGCCACGCGTGCGGAGGTCACGCCGGAGCGCCTGCAATCGCTTCTGGAAAAGTTCTCGGCATACGGCGTTACGAAGGAGCAGATCGAGACCCGCATACAGCGCAGGCTCGATGCGATGACACCCGCGCTGCTCGTGCAGCTCGGCAAGGTCTACAACAGCCTCAAGGACGGCATGAGCACGCCGGGCGATTGGTTCGAGATGCCGGAGCGGCCGACGGCTCCGTCCGCGAGCGCAAGCGATGCTCTGAAAGACAAGCTGCGCGGGAAGAAGCCTGCGGCAAAGGCGAGCACTGATCCTGAGACTGGCGAGATCAAGGACGAACGCACCGGCGATGCACCGACCGCAGAAGCGCCGACGATGGCCGATGTGATGCGTTTGATTTCCGAGACCGACTACGACGGCGCGCAGGATCTCGCCAACACAATCGGCGGCAATGCACCGACGGAAGCGGCGAACGCGATTGCGAAGCACAAGAAGGGCAACAAGTGATGAAAAAATCCTCGCCCGCTGAAGTTCTCCCCACGCTCGGCGCCGCATTCGAGAACGGCTACTACGCTGGCCGCATCCGGATTGACGGCGTGCCCTATGCGATTGTCGTGCCGCCAAAGGCCGAGAGCGAGCACGAGCCGGTCGTGTGGAACAAGGGACTCAAGCGCGTCGCCGGCGCCGAGAGCTTCTACGACGGGCTCGCGAACACAAAAGCCATGGCGAAGGCCGGTAGCAGCATCGCCACCTGGGCGCTCGATCGCAAGCTCTACATCCCATCGCGCGACGAGCTCGAGCTCCTCTACCGTGCATTCAAGCCAGGCGCCGAGACGAACTGGTGCTTCCGCGGCGACAACCCGTCGAGTGATCCAGTCGGCTACGCCTATTCGCCGAAAGTCCCAGGACAGACCAAGATCCAGGCGTTTCGTGCAGGCGCCGCCGAGGCCTTCGAGAAGAACTGGTACTGGTCTTCAACGCAGTACGCTGGGGGCGGCGACTACGCCTGGCTCCAGCACTTCAGCCACGGCAACCAGGGCAGCGACCACGAGGGCAGCGATTTCCGCGTGCGTGCCGTCCGCAGGATCAAGCTTTAGTCCTCAGTCATTCAGTCATTTTCGAGGGGAGTTTCCAGATGGACATGAAGGTATCCGAAGATCAATCGGTCACGCTGCAGATCGCCGGCGCCGAGCTCACCATCAGCGCGGCCACGATCACGAGCATGCTGCTCGAGCGCCTGCAGACCGGCGCGGCGAGGCCTCTGCCCGCACCTGCAGCGACAGTGAGCCTGCCAGCAATCGGGTCCAAGTCAGCTGACGGTAAGCTGATCTACGCTGGCATTGCACGCGGCATGGAGAGCGAGCACGACTATCACCTGTGGCTGGTGGTCGAGAAGCCGGATCGCGACATGCCATGGGCCGATGCAATGAAGTGGGCCGAGCAGCTCGGTGACAACGCATCGCTCCCCAAGCGCCACGAGCAGGCGCTGCTCTATGCGAACCTGAAGGATCAGTTCGACGCGGCCTGGTATTGGTCCTGTGAGCAGTACGCTGGGAACGACGCCTACGCCTGGGACCAGGACTTCTACGGCGGCAGCCAGAGCTACGGCCACGAGACCAGCAATTTCCGCGTGCGTGCCGTCCGCAGATTCCCGATTCAGTAATTCGGTCCTTTAGTTCTTCCTATGGCGTTGCACTCTGATCTGCCGATATACAAGGTCGCGTACGACCTTCTGACGCTCGTCGTCAAAGCGGTGCGCAACATGCCGCGCGACGTCAAGCAGGAGCTCGGCCGGCCGATCGTTCAGGAGTGCGTGCACATCACGGTGCTGATCTTCAGGGCCCAGGTAGCGACGAACAAGGCACCGCATCTGATCGAAGTCATCGAGCGCACCGAGGTCGCGAACTTGCTGCTGCGTCTGTCGCGCGATCTCCAAGCGCTCCCGACCAAGCACTACGCCGAATCGGTGCGGCTCATCGCCTCGATCGGCAAACAAGCTAACGCGTGGCGGCGCGCTTCCGCCTCGCCTGTTGCATGAGCGTCATGGCGCTCATGCCCGTGCGAGTTTTTATCTGGTCGTGCCGCTCTGGCTCACGAGGCCACCGCCATGCGCATTAGTGATACCACCGGCTCTGCCGGCAGGTCCGGCGCAGTTTCCTCCTCGAGCGATCGTGGAGGCGACGCATATAGCACGATGCCCCGCAGTACGCTGGAAACGACGACTACGCCTGGAACCAGAACTTCAACAACGGCAACCAGAACAACAACCACAAGAACAACAATTTCCGCGTGCGTGCCGTCCGCAGATGAAACCGCCACGCCTTTTACTTTCGAGGACCTGGTCCACGCCTGGCTCGACTGCCGGCGCACCAAGCGCAATAGTCCCAGTGCACTCGCGTTCGAAGCCCGCGCCGAAGCAAACCTAGTCGAGCTCGCCGAGCGATTGTTCGCCGGCACCTGGCGGCCAGGACGCTCGATCTGCTTTGTCATCACACGCCCGAAGCCGCGCGAAGTGTGGGCCGCGCAGTTTGCCGATCGCATCGTTCATCACCTGCTCTACCATCGGATCTCGCCTCGTTTCGAGCGCACGTTCATCGCAGACAGCTGCGCGTGCATCATTGGCCGCGGCACGCTCTACGCTGCCCGACGTCTCGAGCGCAAGGTCCGCTCGATCACGCAGAGCTGGCAGCGGCCGGCCGGGTATCTTAAGTGCGACATCGCGAACTTCTTCGTCGCGATCGACAAGCGCATCCTGTGGCGGCTGCTCGAGCCGAGGATTGCAGAGCCCTGGTGGCGTGAGCTGACGCGCTCGGTACTCTTTCACGACCCGCGCCAGGATGTGGAGCTCCGTGGCGCTGCCGATACCTTCAAGCGCATCCCGGCACACAAGAGCTTGTTCAACCAGGCGCCGCAATTCGGGCTGCCGATCGGGAACCTGAGCTCGCAGTTTTTCGCGAACGTCTATCTCAACGTGCTCGATCAGTTCGTCAAGCACGAGCTCCGGGTGCGGCACTACGTTCGCTATGTCGATGACTTCGTTCTGCTGAGTGAATCAGCCGAGGAGCTCACGCGTTGGCATCGGGCGATCGAGGCGTTCCTGCCGGAGGCGCTAGGGCTTGGGCTCAACCCGACGAAGACGATCCGACAGCCGGTTCACCGTGGCATTGATTTCGTCGGCCAGGTGATCCGGCCGGGACGGCGCACGATGCGTCGGCGGACGTTCAACGAAGCGCTCGCGCGAATTCGGTCTGTGCCGATCGGTGACGTGTACGCGTCGGCCAACAGCTACTTCGGGCTGCTTCGCCAGGCGACGCACTCGCACGCAGATCGAGCGGTGCTCGCGAATGTTGTGCGCCGGCGTGGCCTCGCCGTGGATCGCGATTTCACGAAAGCATACCGATGAAGCTCCCAACGCTCTGGCCCTTCCGCGACCAGGACATCCACAAATCCCCACCATCCACCACCGACCGAAAGGACATGAGCATGGCCCAAGTCAACGCACGCAAAGCCGGCAAGCCCTACAAGCAGCGCAAGAACCAGGAGGAGGCGAAGGCCGCATCGAAGCCCAAGGGGCGCACGAACGCGGACGGCACGAGCGCGGTGATCAAGCTGGAGACGCTCCAGACCCGGCTCGATCACCTGATCGACCTGCACATCAAGTCGCAGGACGCATCGGAGACGTATACCGAGGCGGTGAAGGCGGTTGCCGAAGCGAGCGGATTGCTTAGCAGCGTCGTGAGCCGCTACGTGAAGGCGCGCGCCGGCACGAAGTACAGCGAGGAGAAGGAGAAGGTGCTGCAGCTCTCGCTGTGCTTCGACATTCCGCAGGTGGAAGCGTCGAGGTCGCCGAAGGAGAAGGCGGCGGATATGTTCAAGGGCGATGGCAATGGCGATCCGGACGATGAGGAGGACGGCGACGAAGATGATGGGGTGCCGACCGGACCGGGCGCCGTGATCGGTGATCGGCCGGCGGGGGTGCATTGAGCATCGATTCCCGCATCCTGGAGCATCACGTCGCGGTCCTCGGGAAGTCGGGGGCCGGGAAGAGTTATGCCGCCAAGTCCACGATCGTCGAGCCGCTCCTCGACGAGAACCAGCTCGTCGTCGTGGTTGACCCGACCAGCGCATGGTTCGGCCTGCGCTATTCGGCCGACGGCAAGGGCCCGGGGTTCAAAGTCTTGGTGCTGGGCGGCGACCATGGAGATCTGCCGCTCCCGGCGAATGGCGGCACTGCCGTGGCGCGGCTCATCATCGAGCAACGCGTGCCGTGCGTGCTGGATACCGGCAACCTCACGGTCGGCGAGCGTACGCGCTGGATGATCGAGTTCGCCGGCACGATCTACCGGCTGAACCGCTCGCCGCTCTATCTGGTGATCGACGAGGCGCACGTCTTCGCGCCACAAGGCAAGGTTCCGGATCCGGACACCGGGCGGATGCTGCACGCGGTCAATCAGATCGCCGCCGGTGGCCGCTCGCGCGGGATTCGCCTCACGATGATCACGCAGCGCCCGCAGAAGCTGCACAAGGATTCGCTCACGACCGCCGACACGCTAATTGCGATGCGGGTGCTGGCGCCGCAGGACCGCGCTGCGGTCAAGGACTGGATCGATGGCTGCGGCGACCAGACGCAGGGCAAGCAGGTGCTCGACTCGCTCGCGCAGTTGAAACGCGGCGAAGGATGGCTCTGGTATCCCGAGGGCGGGATCCTGACGCGCATGCACTTCCCGCGGATACGCACGTTCGATTCGAGCGCGACGCCGACCCATGGCCACGAGCTCGCGCAGCCGAAGGGCGCGGCTGAACTGGACCTGTCGGAGATCAAAACGGCGCTCGCCGATGCTGTGAAAGAGGCCGAGGCGAATGACCCGAAGGTGCTGCGCAAGCGGATTGCAGAACTGGAGGCGGAAATCAAGAAACGTCCAGTGATCCCAGACATGATCACGCTGGAGCGCGAGTACAAACGCGGTTTCGCCGACGGCCACACGACGCTGCTCAGCAACATCGAGGGCATGCGCAAGCGCCTGCTGCTGAGCTACCAGGACGTCTACAACGTGCTAAGCGGCTGGACGGTAATGGCCGGGGCGATGCCGAGCGCGGCGCACGCGCAGCCGGTTTCGCAAAGTCGACCGGCCAGCGCACCGCCGGCGCATGCTGTTGCACGCAGTAGTACACCGTCGCATGGTGCAGTAAACGACACGCTACCGAAGGCCGAGCGCTCGTTCCTGACCGTTCTGGCCCAGCAGGCGCGCTACCTGACGCGCAACCAGGTCGCCGTCTTCTCGGGATACTCGGCCACAAGCCGACACGTCGACAACGTGCTGGCCAGCCTGCGCGCCGCCGGACTGGTGGAAGGAACCCGGGATGCGATCCGCATCACCGAAGCCGGTATCGTGGCACTTGGCCCCTACGATCCGCTGCCGACCGGACGCGATCTGCAGGACTACTGGATCCGGAATCTGGACAAAGCGGCGTCCACGTTCCTGCGCGTCATTTGCGCGGCATACCCCGGGACCCTGTCGCGCGCCGAAGTGGCGATCAAGGCGGACTATTCCCCCGAGTCTCGGCACGTCGACAACACGCTCGCGCAGCTGCGCAGCCGGGATCTGATCCGCGGGCCGCGCGCGGCGATTCGGGCGAGCGAGGAGTTGTTTTGATGGGCGCGCGATGCGCTTGAGTGACGAACAGATTCAAGACCTCACCCGCAAGGTGCGGCCGAGTGCACAGGCGCGCGCGCTTACCGCAATGGGTATCCCATACCGCCGCCGGCCTGACGGTACAATCGTCGTCCTTCTGAGCGACCTCAATGCGCCCACGCAAACGCGACCGGCATCTCCCCGCCTGCGTTTTTCATAGGCACGGGGCCTATTACTTCGTCAAGGGCAAGGTGTGGTCGCCGATCGGGAAGACGCTCAAGGAAGCGCTGGCCGAGTACGAGCGCCGGGTCAACCGTGTCGATGGCGAGATGGCGACGCTGATCGATGAGGCGCTCTCCGATCGGCGCGGCAAGCTCGCGAAGAACACCTGGCGGCACTACCAAACGACCGCGAAGTATCTCAAGCGCGTCATGGCCGAATTCAATCCCGAAGACGTGATGCCGCGGCACGTCGCGCAGATCCGACAAAAGCTGCAGCACAGCCCCGGCATGGCGAATCGAGCCATGTCCGTGCTGCGGGTCACGTTCGCCTATGCAGTCGAGCAACAACTGGTCGACGTCGATCCAACGCTCGGGATCAAGCGCATCGAAGAACCGAAGCGCGATCGGCTGATCACTCTGGACGAGTTCAACCGCATTCGAGAAAAGTCTGCCCCGGGGCTGCGCGTCATCATCGACCTGTGCTACCTGACCGGCCAGAGGATCGTCGATGTGCTGACGATTCGATACGTCGATTTGGTCGACGACGGCATCGCGTTCCGGCAGGGCAAGACCAAGGCGCGCCTTGTCGTGCGATGGACTCCGGAGCTGCGGCGGGCGGTCGATACAGCGAAGCAGCTACACGGGAACCTGCGCGCCCTGACGTTGCTCCACGGGCGCCGCGGCAAGCCGCCGAGCTATTCGAGCGTGCGCGAGGATTGGGCAGAGGCATGCAAAGTGGCCGGTGTTGAGAACGCGCACCTGCACGACCTGCGAGCAATGGCCGGGACGGCCGCGGAGGCGCAGGGATTGGACCCGCAGAAGTTACTCGGGCACACGTCTGAAGCGAACACGAAACGCTATCTGCGCAGCAAGGCTGTTCCGGTCGTCAGCGGCCCGAGTATTGGACAGGTTTTGGACTATTGGACAGAGCGCTCTAAGCAATCAAAGGCTTAGGACGATCCGGCATTCTAACGTAGAAGATGGCAGGATCGGACCTAACGCCTTGCTTTCACGTGAAACAGAGAAAGCGTTGTCCAATTGAAGGGAGAGAATTGCATCGGCTTGAATGCGAGATGCGGCGCGGTGCGGCTTCGGAGTATTGGACACGTTCCCGCCTCGGCGCCCGCCGCTTTCCACGCCAGCCGGGCGCTTGCCGCTGCGGACACCCTCACCTAGCCACCTTCCACGCCGATCGATTGTAGGCCGTCTACGGGGCTCTCACTGCGGGTCCGTCTCCACGGCCACTTCGATCTCTTTGCCGGCCACGAAGGCGTCATAGTACCGATCGACTTCTCCGGCCCTGACCTTCAGCTTGAGCGACCCTGTCGAGTCGTTGTGCACGATGACGACCTGCACCGTGAAACTCGACGGCGTTGAATCAGCACCGAGGCTGATATCGAGGTCCGTGGTGATCGCGTTGACGCGACCGCGGAGCCGCGTGATCACTTATCCGCCTTTTCGGAGCTTTCGCGCCAGGTCGATCGCGTGCCAAAGCGCATGCCCGGCTGCGCCGAGCACGATGCCGGCGATCAATGCCGCCAGAATCCACGGCCACATCAGCGTCGGTTCCGGCTCGACGTAGGCGATGTAGACGAGCCCGTGCGGATTCACGGCCGCGCCCTGTCGATCGCCGCCTGCAGGTCCGCCCGCGCCTGGTTGTCATCGGCGACCAGCGCGTCGAGCTCCGCGTCGGTCACGTCGCGGCCTTCCTTGCGCGCCCGGTCGATGAGCGCGGTGATCTCGCCGGCGCGGCTGAGCGCGGTGATGAGTAGCGTCAACAGCAGATCCACATTCATTTCGCGGCCCTCGCCTGTAAGTACGTCTGCAACGCCTGCAACGCGGTGACGGTTGCGGAGAGCCGCGCATCGCCGGCCGTCGGGTTGGACGTGTGGAGCTTGCGCGCGATGTCGATGCCGGTGCGTGCCGCATCGGTCTGCGTGAGGACGTTCTGCGCATCGTCCGGTGTGATCTTGCCTTGCCCGACGAGTGCCGTCGCGCTCTGCCGGATGCCCGTCACGGTAGCGAGCGCCGCGGCCGCGCGCTCGTTGAACGTCGTCGGCATCGGATCGCCGACAGTTGCGCAGCCGGACATGACGAGCATGAGCAGGAGCGCCATGGCGAGCCAGCGCAGGGGGAAGAAGGTGCGAGGCGTCATGCAAGTTCCTTTTTGGCACAATTTAAGATGTAAAATGCAACCATGTCTGGCGTCTGTATAAAGTGCGGCGAACCCAAGAGCGAAACCGAGCGCTGCAAGCCATGCCAGAAGAAACGATTCCTCGCATGGAAGGAGCGCAAGTGGCGGTCGCGCCTCGATCCCGTTGTCCTGGCGGCGTTCGAGAAGGGCTCCCCAGATCTACTGAGGGTTTTTCGGTTCTGCAAAAACATCAAGCGCGCGGCGAATGGTTGCTGGCATTGGCTTGGCAACATTCACCCCACCGGCTACGGACGAGTGTGGCTCGACAGGCGCGACGATCGTCTTGCCCATCGCGTCGCGTACGAAATGGCCGGCGGTGATATCCCAAGCGACTTGACCGTCGATCATCTGTGCCGCGTTCGCCACTGTGTAAACCCGCTGCACATGGAAATCGTAAGCCGTGGCGAAAACACGTTGCGCGGCGAAAGTCCGTTCGCGCAGAACAAGCGTAAGACGCATTGCCCGCGAGGGCACGAGTACAGCCACGACAACACTTACCTCTACAAGGGCACACGGAGTTGCCGTCAATGCCACAACGAGTTGAAGCGTGAGCGCCGCAGGTCATTAAGCAAGCACCTCTGTAGCGCGCCCCCAAAAAGCTAGTCTGTCGGCCAACCCATTCAGCCCACCGTTCACCCTTCGCGTCACGGCTTCAAACTTCCCCGCGTCGGCAAGTTC